CATCTAAAGGTGAGGTAGCTAAGCATTTGACTTGGATTCTAGAAAAAGAATCCATATCTTATATGCTAGAGGATATTAAAGTTATTGTAAACCAGTACTATCCGGATTTAAGAAAATGTATTAATACTATTCAATTAAATTCTAAAGATAATACTTTAAAGTTAGATAATTCTATTTTAATATCTTCTAATTACATAGATAAAGTAATTGGTGAGTTAAAAAAACCAAAACCATATTTTAACACTATTCGACAAACCATTGCGGATTCAAATGTAGAGGATTTTGATGAATTATTTAAAGCACTATACGAAAAATCTTCCGAATACTTACCTAATAAAGAAGGAACAGCAGCAATGCTTATAAACGATCATCAATATAAAGCTAACTTTCGTATTGATAAAGAAATTAACACTATGAGTTTAATACAAAATCTAATAAACAATAAATAAAAACATGGAACAACCACAACTTAACCTCGATCTAAAAAATACCACAGGAATCCAAAATTCTGAAGGTGGTAGTGTATTTCAGCAAGGGCTTATCCTAAGAAAAATTTCTAAATTTCTTGCAGGTACCCCTGAAGATGCAATTGTACCCATTCCCGTATTTTATGATCCTCACACATTTAAAATCTTTGCAGAAGCATTACCAAAAGAATTGCGTGAAGAACTTAAAGACGAAAGTATTTAATGGAAAATGTTTTTGATTGGTTAAAGGAAATAAATACTAAAAAAACTCATCCTAGTGAGTTTACTAATCAAGATTGGGATACCTGGAACTCCTATATGGTTCATCGCTTCTTAAGCATGAATCCTGATTTTACAGAATTAGTAAATGAAGTACAAATGTTACCTCCAACCAGTAAAAAACAGATATATTCAATTTATAGAGAATATATTCCTAAAAATAATAAATGGTCAAAATATGTAAAATCATCTACTAAAGATCCTAATAAAGACTTAGTAGAATATCTAAAAAATTATTTTAAAGTATCAACTCGAGAAATAAAAGACTATTTAAAGATTTTAGATAAAAAAGAAGTACAAAGTATTTTAAGTAAACAAGGTTTAGAAGAAAAAGAAATTAAAAAATTACTAAAATGATGTCACCTTTATACAATATGCTTATGACGTCTGCCCAAGCAGATAAAGCTAAAGCTGAATTAACCCTAGATCTATTATCTAACCACCCTGCGGGAATTGGAGATCACTCTACAGATGATTTTTATAAAAATGCTGAAGATGCTCTTCGTATGTTAATTGATGCTGAAGAGAGAATTGAGATTTTAAGTAAAACATTTATACCCCAAAAACAAGTGATTTAATGAGTGATTCTATAACTGCCTATCATGATAGAGAAAGAGATAGACAAGATAAGTTTGTCCAATCTGTAAAAGAAAAATTTGAACAACGTTCCCAAACTGGAATTAAAAAGTATAATGCTACTTTAGAACGTGAAGACTTAGATTTTTTAGATTGGCTGAACCACCTCCAGGAAGAACTAATGGATGCTACTTTGTACATAGAAAAACTAAAAGATTTTGCCCAAAAAACTCCCTAAAATCCTTAAAGAAATTCAAAAATCCACTCCTCCGGGAGTGGATTACTCTTATCAAAAAGGAATTTCTTTCTCTCAGCTAACAATATTCAATAACTGTCCTCACAGGTGGAAATTGCAATATAAAGATAGAATAAAGTCATTTACCTCTTCTATCCATACTGTATTTGGTACTGCGATACATGAAGCTATGCAAAAGTATTTGGATGTAATGTATTCAAGTAGTGGAGCTGAAGCGGATAGGCTAGATCTAGTTGAAATCTTTCAGGAAAAGTTTATGGAAGAATATAAAAAACAATATACTTCTAATAACAAACAACATTTTTCTTCAGCGGATGAAATGCGTGAGTTTTTTGAAGATGGGGTAGAAATCTTATCTTGGTTAAAGAAAAAACGAAGTAAGTATTTCTCTAAAAGAGGATGGTATTTAGTAGGTTGTGAGGTACCAATTGTTATTCAGCCAAATAAAATGTATAATAACGTGCTCTACAATGGATTCTTGGATGTTGTGATGTACCACGAACCTACTAACACATTTAAAATTATCGATATAAAGACCAGCACTAGAGGATGGGGAGATAAGGAGAAAAAGGATGAAAATAAACAATTCCAACTAATACTATACAAACATTTCTTTTCAGAACAATATAATGTTCCGGTTGATAATATTAGTGTAGAATTTTTTATTGTTAAACGAAAAGTAATGGATTGGGATGATGAAAAGATTTTATCCCCACATCAAGCCTACCGAGTACAAACATTTACTCCTGCTAGTGGAAAAATTAAAATAACTAAAGCTAAAGAAGCTTTAAATAACTTTATAAAAAAATGCTTCACTACCTCTGGAGAAGTTAGAGATGATGAATATCCTAAAGTAGTATCTAAATGGAATTGTTTGTATTGCCCCTTTAAAGAAGATAAGGATAATTGTGGGGAAGGTATTATTTTCTAATCTTTAGTATATATTTATAATATATAAGTATATTAATATTCACTAAAACAATTATTTAATTATGGCTAAAGACCTAACTTTAACAAGTGTAAAGATTCAAACAGATTTGTTTGAAAATTTCAAAATCGAGTGCGTAAAACGAAAATTTAGTTTTCAAAAGCTTGCCGATCGAGCAGTTTATTTGTATCTTACCGATGAAGATTTTCGTAAAAAAATTACAAACCAAAGCCTCACTGAACTTTAAAAATAAAATATGAATAAAAGTTTTGATTATATCCCAAAGGATAAAAGAAAAAAAATCGTTTTAATTTGTGATGACATTAGAGTTCATTCTGGAGTAGCAACAGTTGCTAGAGAAATTGTTACTCATACATGTCATCACTTTAATTGGGTTAATATTGGGGGTGCTATTAATCACCCAGACCAAGGTAAAAAATTAGATCTAAGCGCAGATAGTAATCAAATAGCAGGCATTGACGATGCTTATGTTATGATGTATCCGGCTAACGGATATGGTGATGTTGATTTTTTACGTCAGGTAATTAAAATGGAAAAACCTGATGCTATAATGTTAATTACAGACCCAAGATATTTTGTATGGTTGTTTAATATTGAGCAAGAAATTAGAAAAAATATTCCAATTACGTATTTAAATATTTGGGATGATTACCCTGCTCCTATGTACAACAGACCTTACTATGAGGCTTGTGATTTGTTGATGGGAATTTCAAAACAAACTGTTAACATTAACCAACTAGTTTTGGGTGATAAGGGTAAAAATAAAGTATTTAGATATATTCCTCATGGTTTAAATCATAATGTTTATAGACCAATAGAGGAAAATGATCCTGAACTGAAGAAATTTAAGAAAGAATTCTTTGGAAAAGATGACCCAGATTTTGTTCTATTCTTTAACTCTCGTAACATTAGAAGAAAACAAATTCCAGATGCAATGTTAGCATTTAGAGCATTCTTGGATAGTTTACCTAAAGAAAAAGCTGACAAATGTAAAATGGTATTGCATACTGAAATTGTAAGTGAGCATGGTACAGATTTAACAAAAGTTAAAGAATATTTCTTTGATGAAAGTTATCCTAATGCTATTAAATTCTCTACTCAAAAATTATCTTCAATTCAACTTAACTATTTATATAACATTGCGGACGCCCAAATATTGTTAACTTCTAATGAAGGATGGGGTTTAACCATTACTGAAGCAATTTTAGCAGGTACTCCAATTATTGCCAATGTTACAGGTGGTATGCAAGATCAAATGAGATTTGAAGATAAAGATGGAAAATGGTTTACCCCAACTGCAGACTTCCCTTCAAACCATAATGGAACACTAACTAAACATGGTGAGTGGACATTCCCAGTTTTCCCAACCTCTAGATCAATCCAAGGTTCTCCTCAAACACCTTATATCTTTGATGATAGATGTAAATGGGAAGATGCAACTGAAAGAATTAAGGAACTTTATAACTTGCCTAGAGCTGAACGTAAAGCAAGAGGATTGAAAGGTAGAGAATGGGCAATTGGAGAAGCAGGATTTACTTCAGAAAAACAAGCAGAAAGAATTATGGAAGCATTTGATGAGTTATTTTCTACTTGGAAACCCAAAGAAAAATACGAGATTACTAATGCTACAGAGTACAAAGGAAAGTTTTTACCACATAAAATTTATTATTAATGAGCAAACCAGTTTTTGTAATTAGCAGCCCTTATGACACTTATTCAGGATATGGGGCTAGAGCTAGAGATATTATTCAAGCAATTTTAAATCTAGACAAATATGATGTAAAACTTTTACCTCAAAGATGGGGAAGTACTGCTTGGGGATTTTGTGAAGACAACTCTGAGTGGAATCATCTCCACCAATATAGATTAGATTCTCCTAATTTAAATGCTAAACCTGACATTTGGATGCAAATTACTATTCCAAACGAATTCCAACCTGTTGGAAAATATAATATTGGAGTAACAGCAGGTATAGAATCAGATTTATGCAAAGCTGAATGGATTGAGGGTTTAAACAGAATGGATAGAAACTGGGTTTCTTCCAATTTTGCAAAACATACCTTTGAAAACAGTAAATACGAAAGACGAAATTCCCAAACCAATACTGTTGAAGGATATGTTCAACTAGAAAAACCAGTTGAGGTAGTATTTGAAGGAGCAAATTTAGATGTTTATAAATCTATTGAACCTAAAGAAATTAAAACTATTAATTTAGATGAAATTAAAGAATCTTTTTGTTACTTGTTTGTAGGTCACTGGATGAGTGGGGATTTTGGACATGATAGAAAAAATGTGTCTTTACTAATTAAATCTTTCTATGAAGTATTTAAAGATAAACCCCAAAAACCAGCTCTAATTCTAAAAGCCTCAATTGGTATTGCCTCTTATATTAGCAGAGATGAAATTTTGGATAGAATTAAAATTATCAGAGAATCTGTAAATTCTACTAATTTACCTAACATTTATGTCCTAAACGGAGAATTTAGTGATGGTGAAATGAATGAATTATATAATCACCCTAAAGTAAAAGCCATGTTATCTTTTACTAAAGGAGAAGGATATGGAAGACCTTTACTAGAATTTAGCTTAACGGGTAAACCAATTATAGCCTCAGGATGGTCCGGTCACACTGATTTCTTAAAACAAAACCTAAGTACTTTAATTGTAGGAGAACTAGAAAATGTTCATCCTAGTGCGGCTAACGATTGGTTAATTAAAGAAAGTAAATGGTTTAAACCTAGTACGGTTGAAATTGGAAGGCACCTAAAAGATTCGTATGGCAAATACAAACAGTATGTTTTAGGTGGAAAGCAACAAAAACAATATTCTAAAAGTAATTTTAGTTTTGAAAAAATGCAAGCACTAATTTCTACTATTTTAGAAAAAAATGTCCCTGACTTTCCAAAACAAGTAGAATTAGTGTTGAACAAAGTTGAATTTTCAAAACTTAAAAAAATAGAATAACATGCAATACGATAGTTTAACAGAATGTAGCAGGTGTGGTAGTGATGCCTGCTATATTCAAGAAATTACTCCTGAAATAAAACTAGAATTTTGTTATGGATGTGGATTCCAATCCCACTCATTAATGAAACCTGGGACTGAATTCTTTACTGAACAATTAGCTTTACTCCCAGATTTATACAAATCTCTAATAGAGGAAGAAGAAGAAACAGGTAAAGTTTGGATGCCGTCTTTTATTAATGTAGCAGAAAAAGGAATGGTATTTGCAGACGGAACAGGTAAAAACAATTGGAGATGGGCAGGAGTAAAAGCTATACCCATTTCTAAAGATGAAAAGAAAAAATATAAAAATGCCAAATATAGAGCAGACATGACTACAATAAAACATTTTGAAGAGCGTGATTTTATGGAGGCTTTATCGTATATTGGGGTGTTACCTGAATAAACTAAAAATGCAAAGATTCTTAGAAAAAATATCTTGGAAATTTAGAAGAATTGAAATAACTTTCTGCCCCATGTGTCTAAATTGGAGTGGGGGTTGGAGTTATTTCACTTTTTCTATTTGTAAAATTCAATATAGTCTTAGAAGCTATTCACTATTTGAAATAGCCTTTAGGTTGCCTAATAAGACAACAACTAAGTCTTTTTATGTAAATGCTTGGGATATTTTGTTTATTAAAAATTATCTGTTTAACTTACATGAAAAGCTATCAGACCAAGATCTTTGGAATGTTAGAGGAATGTCTTCTTGGGATAAATTTAAGTTGAAAATTTTAGACAAAATTTTATGAAAATTTCATACGCTATAACAGTTAAAGATGAGTTAATTGAGCTAGATAGACTTTTATTTAGACTTCAAAAATACAAAAAAGATACAGATGAAATTGTAATTGTGTATGATGGAATAAATGGCAGTATTCAGGTAGAACAATATCTAAAAGCTCAAACAGTTTCATCATCTCCATTCAGATGGCACTATTTTGAATTTAAAAATAACTTCTCAGAACTAAAAAATTATATAACTCAACTATGTACTGGTGATTATATTTTTCAAATAGATGCCGATGAATTTCCCAATGAATATTTAGTTTCTGTATTACCTACTATACTAGAATCAAACCCAGAAACCGAAGTGTATTTAACGCCAAGAGTTAACACAGTAGAAGGATTAACTGAACAACATATACAAAAATGGGGATGGAGAGTAGATGAAAATGGATGGATTAATTTCCCAGATTATCAATGGAGAATTTGGAAAAATAAACCTGAAATAAAGTGGATAAATAAAGTTCATGAAAGGTTGGAAGGGTTCAAAACTTATGTTACCTTACCACCACAAGAAGAATTTTCTTTATATCACCCTAAAGATATAGAAAGACAAGAAAAACAAAATAAATATTATGACGAAATTTAAAATTGGAATTGTAGGTTTTGGTTTTGTGGGAGAATCACAAGTATTTGCTTTTTCTCCCATAGCTGATATTAAAGTATTTGATATTGATCCTATAAAAAAAACTCATAGCTTAGAAGAAACAATAAATCAGGATTTAGTATTTGTTTGTCTTCCTACTCCTATGAAAGAAAATGGTACTCAAGATATTTCTTTAATAGAAAACTTTTTTAGAGACGTTTCACGTTTAACTTCTAAAAAACCTATTTATATTCTAAAATCAACAGTATTACCTGGCACTACTAGTAGGTTAGAAAAAGAATTTAATTTAGATATTGTATTCTGTCCTGAATTTTTAACTGAAAAAACTGCTAAACTGGATATGCTAACCCAATCTAGAATAATAATTGGTGGATCTAATCCTTTAAAAGTACATAAAGTAAAGGAATTATTTGAAACAAGATTTGGAAAAAAACACTACATTATCACTGATTCTACTTCAGCAGAAATAATTAAATATATGTCTAACAATTTTCTAGCTCTTAAAATTTCATTCATGAACGAATACTATAATCTTGTTGAGAACATTGGAGGAGATTGGAAAACTATAACAGAAGGATTCTCATCTGATCCCAGAATAGGAAA